CTTAAAAATACTCAATCCATAGTCAGTTTTTTTATAAACAAAAGTATGAGTAAAACTGCTAACTATTATTCCTAAAATTATTACCCCTAGAATAGTTGGTGTTATCCACCAATGTATTTTTTTCATATAATTTGGTTCATAGAGTCGGCACTGATAAGTTAAGACTTGCCAAATGATGCTCCTTATTTTATCTAATGTTGGCTCTTACAAGTTCCCCGACAGCAGTTTCCCTCAGAAAGAATTTCTGAAAAACTATCATGGTTGTAGTTTACCATGCCGACTTATGAACCTATCTAAATAATACTATACCTGTATAGTTGATAAAGTGGGGATATGGGGATAACTTTTTTTGACACCAAATTCTAATTTGCTATACTTTTTATTGTGTAGGGGGTTAAATCTCTGGGGCACATTAAACTATCCAGAGAGGCTCGGCAACCACGCTGTAAATGGTAAAGAGTCAAAGGGGAATACTCCAATTTTCTTCTCTTCAGAGCTATCTCTTGGGGAGGGGGAGCTATAAAAGATATCAAGAAGAATTAAATGTTAAACTTAATTATAGTTCTTAAACCAATGATAGGTAAGGATTATGAAGATGTTAAGGCTTTAGTTTTTGAAGACATTATAGCTCATATCTTAAATCCTTTTGGAACGCTTGAGAGACAAGTTAAAGTTCCTAACAGAGGAGATGGAAGAAAGGGAAAGATTGATTTAGTTTTACATACAACAGAAGAGAGTATTCCTATTGAAATTGACAGAACTACTCCACGAAAGAAGTCAATATTTAAGGTAAGCAACTACTACTCAAAGAATGCTTATATTATAATCAAACACCCATTTAATATTATAAAGGTGTAATGAAAAAGCAGATAATTTTAGTAAATATTTCTGGGGGCGACTTAAAGTATAAAAAATGGTATAATAGGTAACAAATTACCAGTCAATAGTAGATAATAATGGCAAGACCAAAGGCAATAACAGGGGAAGTGCTGTCTAAATTGGAAGAGGCTTTTGCTTGGGGTTGTACTGATATTGAGGCGTGTTTATTTAGCGATATATCTAGGCAGACTCTTTACACTTATCTAAATGAGCATCCTGAGTTTTTAGACAGAAAAGAGCATTTGAAAGAAAACCCTATTCTATTAGCTAGAAGTACAGTAGTAAGAGGAATAAAAGGAAATCCTGATTTAGCTCTAAGGTTCTTAGAGAGAAAGAAAAAAAATGAGTTCTCTCTCAAACAAGAACATGAGATTAAACTACAAGAGATAACACCTTCAGATGAAGAATTACAAGGAATTATCACAGAGGCAACAGAGGGCAGTGAGGGAACTAGCCCGAAGGAAGAAAGAGGAGAGGTATAGATACTTTGTTCCTAACGGAAAACAAAAAGAATTTAATGACCAAGACTCTTTTATAAGGATATTCTCGGCTGCTAACGGAGTAGGCAAGACAGGCAACATGGCTAATGTCATAGCTCACATGACTTGCCCAATTTACAACAAATGGTTTGATACTGATTTTTTTAGAAATTTCCCTAAAAGTTCAAGAGGTAGGATAGTTTCAACAGGAACTAACATCCAAGCTAACATTGTTCCTGAACTTAAAAAGTGGTTTCCTAAAGGACAATGGACTACTTCTAAAGGAGGAAAGGTTTTTGAATCTCAATGGAAAGTCAATGACCATAGTTTTGATATAATGACTTATGAGCAAGACCCAGCCGAGTTTGAGTCTGTTACTTTGGATTGGATATGGTTTGATGAGCCACCACCTTATAAGATTTATGCTGCTTCAGTAGCTAGGTTTAGATTTGGAGGAACTATCTACATAACTATGACCCCACTATCAGATAGTGCTTGGATTTATGATGAACTTATTTTAGACGAAAAGACAAAGAAAACTGTCACTTACGCTGAAGTAGAGGATAATTGTAAAAAACACGGAACAAGAGGAATTTTAGAACACGATAACATAGAACAAATGATTGCAGAATATACTGAAGACGAGAGAGAAGCTAGAACTAAAGGTAGGTTTATGCACCTTGCAGGTTTAGTCTACAAGAGTTATCAACAGCGAGTTCATTGGATAGAACCTTTTAATCTTAATCCAGGACACCACACTGTTTATTGTGCTTTAGACCCTCACCCCAGAACTCCTCATGCAGTAATGTGGTTAGCAGTAGACAGGAATGGAACTAAATATATTGTTGATGAGTTATTTACAACAGGCTCTCCTGAAGAAATGGTGGCTTTAATTAGAGCTAAAGAACAAGAGAAAGGTTGGAACATCAGAATGAGAATTATTGACCCCATGGCTTATGTTCCTGACCAGAATAAAGACATGCCTATCTTACAAGAACAGTTAGCAAAACTTGGACTTTACTTTGAGAAAGCCTCTAAAGATTTGTCATCAGGTATTCTTAGAGTGCAACAGGCATTGTCTTATGGTGTAGAAGATAGTATAATAGTAAAAGCCCCAGAACTTTATGTTTTTAATACATGCACTAGGACTGACTGGGAGTTCAAAAGGTATATCTGGGATGAGTGGAGTCCTATCATGCAAGATAGGAGACAGCCTAAGAAGAAACCCAGAGATAAAGATGACCACATGATGGAATGTCTTTATAGGCTTATGCTTCTTGAACCTAGATACTTAGACCCCACTACAGAAAGTCCAGTGATGTTTGAAACAAATGAATTTACGGGGTATTAGATGTTCTTTGAGTCCTGTTGGTTTGCACTTACGGGCTATAACACAAGGTGGAAATTGTAATGCTTCCTCACAGAATCAACAGAACTCAGGGAATATCTGAATAATTAAATACTAAATAATGCACACTAGAAGCGATAGGTCATTAAGACTGGTATCGTTTTATTTATTATGGCTAGAGAAGAACAATTTGCAGAGGAAGGGAACATAACACAGAACTCTCAAGAGAAAGTTCAGTTTGTTCTTAAAAGGTTTGAAACTTCAAAGTCCGCAAGAACTGGTGAAGTTTCAAGGTTTTCAAGATATTATTCTCTTTATCGTGGAAGACAATCTAAAAAGAATTACAGGGGACTTTCCGAACTTTTTATTCCTGAACCACATAGGATAGTAGAAAGAAAAGTAGCCAAGATAGTTAATGCAATGAAAAGCATTCATGTTACTCCTGAAGGAGAGCAAGATTCAGAAGCAGCGAGAGTAGGAACTATTTTAGCCAACTACCTTCAAAGGAAGTTAAACCTTAAGGATTTTTATAGGATGTGGATTAAGGAGTCTAGAATCGTTGGAGCTTCTTGGGCTAGAATACTTTGGGATGTAGAAAAAGAAGAGGAGGCTAAGCCATGGCTAGGATATAAGATACAAATGTTTCCAGTAGACAGAGTAGCATTTGACCCTAAAGCTACCATGTGGGATGTCATGTACGGAAAACTTGAGTGGTTGATTTTTGATTATGAGGCTACTCCTGAAATGCTTAAAAGGAATAAGAACTACAACCAAAAACTTGTTAACATTGCAGTTAAAGAACATAGTGATTCAGAAAAGTCATCTACCCTAGCACAAGTCAGACAAATTTTTAGAAGTGGAGAAAGTTCTGGAAAATCAGGTGGAGAAGGTGTAGAGAAAAAGATAAACATTAAAGAGTTCTGGGGGATTAAGGATGGGAAAAAAGTCTTAATGGTTGTAGCTAATGGTAAGTGGCTACTTAGAGATGACCCCAACCCTGTAGCAGAAATAATAGACAACATTGCTCCTGCCGTGTTTCTTCCCTCTTCTATTGAACCTCAAGAGATTTCACCCATTGGAGATATTGAACCTAACGAAAGTCTATTCAACGAACTTAATGACACTAGGAATCAGAGAATGGATACTGTTACACAAAACATTGACCCCATTAAAATTGTTCAAAGGTCTGCTAATATTAGGGATGATGAGTTAGTTCAAAAAAGAGGTTGGGTTGTTCACTCTGATACACCAACAGGAGTTCAATTTATTACTCCTGACATGCAAGGGGTTATCGCTTCAATCAATGAAGAGAAAATCATCAGAAGTGATATTCAGCAATCCACAGGAGTTATAGATTTTTCTACTGACGGAGGAACTGCTGCGGGACTTTCAATTGACACAGCTAGAGGAGCTGTCATTGCTAAAGGAGAAGCTGATGTTGTTGTTGAGGATAAGATTTCAATAGTTAAAAGTTCTATGAAAGAGTTTTGGAGAATAATGATGGCTTATGCACAGAAGTTTCTAGACCGAGAGTTCACTATAAGAATAGTAGAATCTGGTGCAGAAAGTTTCTATAATGTTTCCAATGAGGATATTCAGGGGAATATAGACATTGATGTGGAGATAGAAACTCTCCAAGACAAGACAACAAGACAACAATTAGCACTTCTGCTCTTCAACCAAGCTAAAGATGTTCCTGGGGCTAAAATTGGTAAGTTCTTTACAGATGTTCTAGAGGTCTTTAAGGATGATGTTGTTATTAGTGAATACTTTGACGAGAACTTCCAAGAAGCACCTGCTCCTCCTAAAGTATCCGTATCACTTAAAGGAGAAATTGGAAAACTACAATCAGACCAAGTTTATAAAACTATCCCTGGTGTTGACCCTACTTTTGGAGACCCACTTATGTCTCCTGAGGGTAGACAGCTCATGAGAGGAGAAATGCCTGAAGACCTTGAAACACTAAGGGCACAAACAGAGATACTAAAGCAACTTGAAATATCTGGTGAAACCCCAAGAGGCAAAGCTGAAACTGACAAGGTGATAAGTGAAACAGTTAAAAATTTAACAGATACAAATGCCTCCAATAAGTCTTAGAGACCAAATAGGTAGAAACGACCAACTAATCAAACAGAAACTTGGTGGGTTATTTCAGACTACCCAACACATGATTCCTGACCAACATAAAGGGTTCTTTGGTAACTTAAAAGGTTTTTTCAAACCTATTGGAAAGATATTAAGAAGAGAAACTCCAATCCAACAAAAGATAACTTCATTCCTTCATCCCCCTGAAGAGAGGACACCAGTTGGTGGAATGCATTTAGGTAAAGAAACTCTTAATCTTTATTCACAACCACAAGGTGGAATTGGTCTTGACCCATTTGGATTTGCTGGAGGATTAAGGAGAGTAGGTAAGCAAGTGAGTAAAAAAATTACTGAATCAGTAGGTCAAAAGATTTCTAAAGGAGTAGAAGAATTTACTGATACACTTCGTGGCACAAAAGGGATGACTGCTGATGACATAATGAAAAAGTATCCCGACATACAGCTTAAAAGAGATGTTCCAGCTAAAGATATTTATGGAAACAAAGTAGAACTACCTAAAGGCTTAGCTTTAAGACCTTATGAGATGAAAGGGAATAAGGTGCTTCTTCAAGACGGAGAAACTTATATTGTAACCAAAAACCAATTCCAAAACATTAAAGGGCAAAGTATTAGTGGTGAAGCCAAACCTTTTGCACCAGAGTTGAAGGGATTGGAGGAGAGTGTGAGGGGAAATAAAGACATTGCTCAAGCGGTAAATCTCGGAGAAGAAGGTGTGTATGAATCATTGCCTAAAAATGTTAGGAACATTATAGAGAAATACGCAGACGATGTTGGAGATTATCAAGCTAACAACAGGATGATTGCAGAGCTGGAGAGGGTGGGATATACAGCGGATTATGGTTTATCTGGTGAAATAGAATCGCTCCATAAGATAAGTGGGGGCTTACCTACCAGATACTCCGCCTACCAACTCCCAGAAGGTAAGAACTATAAGGAGATATTGATTAAAGCACCAGAAAAAAGATTAACGGAATTGCCTGATGGGTTTAAGTTTGGAAAAGATGCAAATGGTTATTATGCGGTTAATGATGCAGGTGCGATTGTTAGTAGAACATTCAAAGACAAACAAGGTGTATTAGACTACTTACAAAAATCACGAGGAGAAAGGGGGTTCAAATCCTCCCACTGGGACGAACCAAATGTCCTCTCTCACCTCCGTATGAACGAAAGAACCTACAAGGGTAAGAAGGTTTCTTTTATGGAAGAATTACAGAGTGATTGGATGAGAGCATTGCGAGATGAAGCTAAAGAAAAGTTTACAGTTAATGGCGTTGTTGATACCGAAAAAGCAAATCAGTATGTTCGTGATGCTTTGTCTGGCAAGGTAAAATCAAAAACTCCAGTTAATCAAATGTTAAAAAATTGGGAAACTCCTAGTGTCAAACGAGCATTAAAAGAAGCAGTAGAGAACGACAGCGATTACTTCGCTTGGATAAATGGAAAACAAACAAGTGCTAGGTATAATTTGGCTAACCACCTTGACTATGCGAAATGGAAGGTCTCCAAAAGCAATCTAGACACACCAATTAAAACTGTTGATATGCAATTAACAAAAACTGGCTCTAAAGAGTTTTTGGTAATAGATGAGGGTGGCGTTGTGCAACAAAGCAGTAGATTGTTTCAGCAAGACGCTGTTGGCAAAAAACTTGACGAAGTCCTCGGTAAAGGACTAGCAGACAAGATAATGGAAAAACAAAGTGGAACTCTCTCTGGCAAAGGATTAAAGTTTGGTGGTGAATGGGCTC